GGCCTCTTTGGGGGCGTTGCCTTTGCCGGTGGCAAACTGCTTGATCGTGCCCACAGGAACGCCTTGGTAGGGAATCTCGTGATGTTCACACCAAGCGGTGAGGTGGGCCAGAAAACCCCCGTAGGCATGGGCGGCATCCACGCCTAGATGGCGGCGGACTTCTTCGAAATACACGGCTTGGATTCCGCCGCTGACCTGGTGCGTTTCTGCCAGCCAGCGTTTAAAGCGCAGATAGCGCATGCCGCCGCCTTCAAAACGGCGGGGTTTGAAGCACACCGTGCCGCTGAAGATGTGTCCACTATCACCGCGCAGTGCCCAGCCGAGGGTGGTGCCAAGGTCGAGGGTAAGGATGATTGGAAATCCTCCACCATCCGGCGGGAGACCCTCTCCACGGGAATGGAGAGCTGCCCCGCCCCACGGGGAGCTCTCTCCCGTAGGGAGAGAGGGTTTCCCCTCTAAACTTGATGCACTGCATAACCAAGGAAAACTGGGGCTTTGAGGGTAGTTTGGAAGTTTGGAAGCCAAGTTTGGATTTCCAAACTTGAAAAACACCATTAACTCTAGTGATTTCAAATAATTGGCAAGTTTGGAACACCTTTTCCAAACTTCCAAACTGGCCAAGTTTGGAAAAAATTCACCCGGCTTTTCCAAACTTGCCAGCGCGTAATTCTGCGTAGTTGTCATGATTTTTCTCCTGTTTGATGAATGACCCAGACATGGGGGTTTTCGACCGGCAGAGCACTGCCAGTATTCGGGCACTTGAAGTGTGAAGGGAGAACGGGTATGGACTGGCCGTCCTTCTGGAACGCCATGCCTTCCACACAGATAAACCCGAATTTTGAACGGGTGTTTGGAAAGCCAAAGGGTCTGCCGTCCTTGAAAAACTTCACATAGCCTTGCGTGGCCAGCACGCTGAGGCGATCCATGATGGAATCCTTACCGCCCAGCCCTGCTTGGTTTTCAAACCGCTCGGCAAACTGGTTCATCGTGTAGAGCTGTCCCTTACGAGCTTCTTCGGCGAGGGTTTCCCGGATGACATCGGTTTTTCGATCACGTTCTGCATCCAATCGCTCGCCGTAACGTTGATTGATGAGCCTTTCGCTAAACGCATTCAGTTCCACCCACTGGCCGGCCACTTTGTCGATAATCTTGCGGGCGGGGGACTGGCCGTTGCGCAGCTCGAAATACAAATGCCGTTTGCTGTCCAACTCGTTCGGGCGTGCCAGAATCAAGCCGCTGGTGTAATAGCTGCGAAGACTGCTGGCACCGCTCAGCGCCTGAAACGGGTCTTCCTCCAGCTGTTTCTTGCCAATTTTACGGGTGTGGTGGGCGAGGATGATCCCGGCTTCTGGGTTGACCATGTCGCGCAGCCGCTCCACCCGCTCGCGCAGAAAAAATAACATCGCGTTGTTGTCGTTTTCGCTGTTGCCTTCGGGGCCGCCGTCAAACAGGTTGCGTAAGGGGTCGATGACGATGATATCGGGGGGCAGTTCTGGGAACATTTCACGGATTAGTGCGGCCACCGCAAGCACGCCAGCTTCGTTTAGGATCATCTTAAACTGTGGTGTAATGGCGAGGTTATCCCACGCCAGTTCCACGATGTGGGCGGCCAAGGATAGCTGCTGGATACGTTCGCGGAGGTAGTGGTATTGGATTTCGGCTTGCAGAATGAAGACGCGCAAGGGGCGTGCGGGGCGAAACCCCAAAAACTCAAGCCCCGCCGCCATATGAATGCACAGGCAGAGGATAAAATCGGTTTTGCCCACCTTGGGCGCACCGCCAAAAGCCAGTAGCCCGGCGGGTGTGAGCAGACGCGGCGCGATGAGATCCGGCGGCATTGGCGAGGTGTCGTGGGCATAGGCACGCAGCAGCTTCGCCTTGGGCAGCAAGATAGACGGCTTGGAAGGGGTGGCGGCCAGAAACGCGCGAATGTCTAACCCTTCGACAACAGCATCGGCGGCATCCCATTTAAGGGGCTTACCGACAGGCGGTGTAAGCATCACCACCGAAGACGCACCCGCCAGCCGCAACGCATCGGCGGCGCGCAGGGCATAGGCTTTGCCGGCCTCGTCGTTGTCCGGCCAGATGAGGAGGTGCTTGCCCGCAAGCGGTGACCAGTCCGTCTTCTCAACCGGCGCATTGGCACCGTTCATGGCGGTGGTCGCGCAGATACCCCTGGCAATCAGTGCATCGGCGCATTTTTCGCCTTCGACCAGCACAACGCGTTCAGCTTTAATGATGCCGGGCTGGTTGTACAGCGGGCGTGGGTCGGGGGCTTTGTGGCGGCGGGATTTGACGTCCCAGGGGCGGAATTCCTTACCGTCTGGCGTGTCGTAGCGATAGACACAGGCAATCAGGTTGCCTGCCACATCCAAGTAATCCCAGCGGGCAGTGGCGGGGCCGAGATCGTCGGTGGGTGGCTCGCGGCGCGGAGTATACTTTGTTGGAGCCATGCCCATCCAGGTCTCGATACTGTCCAACAGTGCGGCAAAATCGTGCCGAGCATCCAGGTGGTGCACGGCTGCCCAGAGATCGAACACATCGCCGCCTTCCCCCGTGGCAAAATCCTGCCACAATCCCGCCTGATCCCCGCGCAGCGTGACGGTGAGGCTGTCACCGCGCTGGCCGTCAAGGCCGCCGATTTTAAACGCACCATTACGGATTTTACCGCTGGGGAACAGATGGTGTAGAACGCTGGACAGTTGGCCGATCAATGCCCTGCGCAGCCTCTCCCGCCGTGCCTCAAAGGATTCCTCGGGCGTTTGCTCAGCGGCATCGTTGAAATCCAGCCAGTGAATGTTGCTCATGACTGCCCCCAGCATCGATCCTGCCAGACGCACATCTTGCAGACGTGGTGTGCGGGGTCGTTGGCAATGCGCGGCAGAAGTTCGTGGGCGTCACAAGACCGAAGGATATTCACCGCCCTGTCGCTCATCTTTTGCGCCAGCGCGGGATCGAACGGCAGCAGTTCGATATAAAGTTCCGCCGTATCCTTGTTGATGGCGGTGAACAGCGCGGGATTGCTGGCAACACCTGGCACAGCGCCGTCCAGATACGCCTGATAAATGGCGATTTGCGCGGCGTAAACGGGTTTAGAGAGCACGAGGCCGCGCTTTTGCGTATCCTTCCACGATTTGTTATTCAGTGCCTTGCATTCCCATAGCATGGGGAAGGTTAGCCCCAGTTCAGCGGGTGCGCCGTTGATAATGCCGTCCACATGCCCTTTGATGCGACCGCCTGCCGCCGCAAAGCCAAACTGGCTGCCGTCCGTTTTTTCGGTGTAAAGCTCGAACCCAGCCAAACGCAACCAACCTGCCGCCATAGCCTCAAAGGTGTGGCCTGCCTCAAATATTCGCAGCAGCTTGCCACTGAAACTGCGCCCCGTATCCACCGGTGTATGCAGGTATTCGTACTGCAGAGCGCGGTCGCAGTCGGCGCCAATGCGGGATGCGCCCAGATAATTGCGTGGTTGTTGCTGCTTGTTCCGTGCTTCAAGAGCATCATCAATCGCTTCAATGATGCGTTCGGTGGGTGTGGATTTGTGGTTATAGTCGAGCATCAGAACGGCACCTCCGATGTATCGGCAGAAGCCGCCACGATGCGCTCTTGAAACGCCGTCACAATCACCTCAACCAACTGCAACGCCTGATCGCGGCTGTAGCGGGCGGGGGGTACGTCAAAGCCGATTTCGGCCATGAGTTCACCCATAGGCTTCAGGCATGCCTGCAGGGCGGCGCGTTCCAGCGGGGTTGGATCAATCATGATGCGCCTCCGCCGTTGCGACGCGTAGATGTTCTGGCAAACGAGGGAGCAGAACTTGCGATAGGATTTGTGGCGTTGGGGGGTAAAGAGAGCTTCTCGGGTATCGAACCAGCCAAAACCGCGTTCTTGTCGGATACAGATGGCACATCTCACGCCGCCTCCCGTTGTTTGGAAGCGGTAAACACCAGATGCTGAATGGCGCGGCGGTTGAAGCGGAAGGTAATCAATGTAGAAGCCTGATAGCGGGTCAAGCCGTAATCATTGCGGTATTCGGCGGGAAGCAAATCCAACTGTTTATCGGTGGCGGGCAGGCTCAGCCAGCGGCGGGTTTTGCTCGCACTATCGTCGGTTTCATTGCTATTCAGCCAATCATCGGCAGCGGCCAAGGCCACCATGCGGTCGCCTATCGACAGCAGGCGGGGATGCAGTTCCTTGCCGCCCCCCACCGCGTGCCAGCGGCCTTCAAGAAAGAACACCCCTGCCCATGCATTAAATCCTTGTGCCAATAGCGCGGCATCGTCGCCGAACAGATCGCACCACCGAAAGCTGGAACGGTTCAGCAGGTCGATCTCGGTCATGACGAAATCGGCCAGGGCTTCGTCACCGGCCTCGGCTTCGCCCTGCAGCTGCTCTGCGCCACACAGCGGACATTCTTTGGCCCGCAAGGGAATCGTGCCGGCACAGGCTGGGCAGGTTTTGGTCAGGGTAGTGCTTGCCTTACTCTCCCGCACATCAAGGCTGGCATCCTGCTCCAGCGAGCCGTGCATCAGCGTGGATGTACCAAAATCCAGCACCACGCAGTCGGTTTTGAGGACGCCGGGATTGACTTCAGGATCGACAGTGCGCAGCCCCCGCCCGATCATCTGGATCATGGTGGATTTAAACGAACTGGGACGGAGCAGCACGACACAGGAGGTGGGCGGATAGTCCCAGCCCTCAGTGAGGACGGCCACGTTGACAACCACTTGCGCCGCGCCATTCTCGAACGATGCAAGCGAAGCCTTGCGCTCGGATGCCGATAGCTCGCCATGTACCAGCACGGCGGCAAGGCCCGCTGCCTGGAAGGCTGTTGTAACGTCAACGGCGTGTTTGAGGGTGGAGCAAAAGACAACTGTTTTGCGATCACCGGCTTTTTCCCGCCAATGGCGGATAACAGCATCGGTGACGGGCGATTTATTCATTACCGCTTCCACCGCCTTCATGTCGAAGTCATCCGCCAGTTTGCGGACATTCTGCAGCTCACCGGTCGCACCCGCATCAATGACAAACGTGCGCGGCGGTACCAGATGGCCGCTGGCGATCAACTCACCGATGCGGATTTGATCGGCCACATTCGAAAACACCTCACGCAGGGCTTTTTTATCGCCCCGTGACGGGGTGGCGGTGACGCCGTAAATTTTGATAGCGGGATTGAGGGATTGTGCTTGCTCGATGATCCGCCGGTAACTGCCCGCCGTGATGTGATGCGCCTCATCCACCACCAGCAGATCGAGGGCGGGCATGGATGCCAGCGTCTGCGGACGGGACAAAGTCTGCACCATGGCAAAGGTCGCCTGTCCCGCCCAGTCCTTGGCGATTGCATCGACAACGCTGGTGGACATGCCAGGATTGACCTTGCGGAATTTGGCTTCATTCTGGCTGGTTAGCTCGTCACGGTGGGCGAGGATGCAGGCTTTGCCGCTGCTTTGCAGAACGTTGCCCGCCACGGCGGATAGAATCACGGTTTTTCCAGCACCTGTCGGCGCCACGCCCAGGGTGTTGCCGTGGGCATTGAGGGCAGTCAGACTGCGCTGGGCGAATAGCTTTTGCCTGGGTCGTAAAATCATCGCTGTTCCCCTGATTAGGCCCAATGGGGGCGGTTGCTAGGGTTGGCAGCAGGCGCGGACTGTCCAGAAATGGGGGCGGTGTACCCTGCGGCAGGGGCCGCATACCCAGACCCACTCATTAGCGTGGCGTAATCCTTATGATCGGGCGTGATGGCCAGTTTGATGACGTTTTTATCGCCCCGATCGCCGTGTTCGATGTCGATTTTGGCGACGAATTCCACTCCGTCCAGTTCCTGAAACCCAGCAATCCGGCGTCTGGTTTGGGCTTCTGGGGAATTATCCTTGGGACTCAGGCGGCGCGACGAGTTGAGAATGCCCTTGATAAACGCACGCCCCTGGTTGCCCCAGTCCGGTCCTTTGGGGCTGTAGAGGCCAATTAAGCTCCATACCTTGCGCTTGGCATACTTGCCTTCCAAAATAACAAACTCAGCGTCGAGGTAGACAGAGTCGGTATTCTTGCCGAGTGTGGCATAGCCGCCCGTCCAGCCCTGAGTTTCGTCGCTAAAACCACCAGGGCGGATGGTCATGCGCACGCGGGCGAGCGTGCCTTTGGGGATCAAGTCGTAGCTGTTCTGGTCATCAGCGGTGTTAAAATCGTTCCAAGACATGGTCAGGGGTTCCTTTCAGTGAGGGTTGAAAATTCAAGGGGAAAGAGAAATCAGGCGGCGGGTGGCGGCACATCCCAGGACAACAGGCGTTCTGCGGGTTGCCGCACCTTGGTCATCAGTTTGCCGAGGTGTGGCTCTTCTAGCAGGGACAGCCGCCCGGAGCGGTCTTTCGCTGGATAGCCAAAGGGATTAAGGGTATCGCAGATGAAGGCTCTATAAGGCTCGCCGCCATCGTCGGGCGTAATCGCTGCCATGGTAATCACCTGATCGACGATACCAGGCAGTTCCAAGCCAGTTTTGCTGCCCTCAATCTGCGGTACAAAAAAGCGCCGGTTGAAGTCGTCGGTCTTCTCATCCAAAATCCCCACGAACCAGACGTTTTTGGCGCGGGTATGCTGGAGGTGCGTTAGCCACGCGATCATTTCCTGCCCGTGCAAGCCGTAAGCCCCCCGCGTATCGGGTTTGCCGTTCTTATCAGAAAACGCCTGTGGCTGGCCTTTGCACCACTGAAAGCACAGCCGTCCCGCTACCGTGATGGAATCAACGAAGATGGTCTCGTACCGATCGAGTGCCGAAGGATCCCCGAACTTTTCGCACACCGCCTGAAAATGCGCGGTGCTGTAGGGCTGATCATCGCGCAGCGCTGGGTTGGGGCCACCGATAAAGACCGCAAAATCCCGACATTCCACCCACGTGCGCGGACGGATGCTGTCGATTTTCAAGCCTTCAACGGCAAGGTCGCCGGCCTCAAGGTCAAAAAACAAGGTTTTGCTTGGCTCCAGCGTCCACAACAGCGACGTTTTGCCAATGCCGGGTTTTCCGAAGATGCAGCCCTTGATGCCGCGCTTTTCTGCTAACCTCTGGTCGGCGGTGATGATGGGGAGGGTCATGGCTGGCCTCCCTCATTCATTTTGATGGAAACCGTCGCTTTACCCGCTTTCAGAATCCGCGCGGGGGCGAACGCCTGGCGGATATGTTCCGGCCAAGCGGTGAATTTGCGCTCGGCGACTTTGTAGGAAATCTCAACGTATTCCGCCGGATTATCCCCAGCCGCGCTGATTTGATGGACCACCGCTGCCAATTTCTGTTGGTCCCATTCTGGCTTTTTCGGCACATCACAGGTGACGGTGCAGCCGTCATCGTCCAGATGCACCGTGCCAAACGGCTTATCCTGCTGCTGGCGCAGTGCTTGAAAGCGGGTGTCGTATTTAAGCCTTATGGCGTTTTCCAGCCATTCTTTGGTGAGTTTCGCTGATTCAAAGGCTTCGGTGGCCTCCTTCTGCAACAGCAGAAGATCCGCTGGTGACAGGTTCATGATCTCGCCGACGGGCAGTGTGCGTAAATCGGTAAGGGTGATGGGGGTTTTTAGCATGTCGCACCTCCGGACAGAATTGGCTGTTCCAGCTGTGCCTGTTTGGCGATAGTCTCGTGCTTGTTGATGAATTCGAATTCCTCGATGTCTTCGAGGCGGTAAACAACACGTCCGCCAATTTTAATATACGTGGGGCCAATACCTTCCCATCGCCAACGTTCTAAAGTTCGGTAGGAAATGCTCCATCTTTTGGCCAAATCATGCTGGTTCAAATGTGTGATATTCATCGCGTGTGTCCTCTGTTTTGCGTGAATTAGGGAAAACAGAATCGCACCTACGAGGGTAGAGGAACGGTAGATGGAAGGTAGACAGCGTGGTAGAAATGAATCAGTCGGTTAAAAACCAGACAAATCCTTTGTCATATCCAATGACCTCTTTCTTGAAAGTGGCGTTAAAAAAATTTTTGGGTGGTGAGACGGGATCTTCCAGTCCGGCATCCTGGATGATGGATTTCCAGCGATTTTTGGGTTGATTTTGCTGCCACCGATTAACCATGGCTTTAATAATCTGGCGTGCTTTATCGCCAATGATATCCCAGCTTTTTTCACCGATTATCAGGATGCCGCCGTCATCGCTGCAATCCACGAAAGGACGGGGTTTGTCGGGGAGCCCACCAAAAACGACGTGCGCCAGATAATCATGGTTAAGGGTGCCCTCTAAGGGAGAATGATCGATCACGTCTCGCACGCTGATAACGGGGCTTTTGCAACGCAATCGTGTGGCTGGCATCGCAGCGCTGGTGCTCAGCACCAGTTTGGTGTGTTTGGTCGGGGATTGCAGAAAGGCGGCTTCGCAGGCTTCCAAGACATGATAATCCGTGCTGCGGCGTACCAGAAAAATGGATACCTTACGCCTGTCGAGGAAACAGTCGCCCAAATAATGGAGTAAATCATTGGCATAGGAAAGAAGCCGCGATGCCTTCGCGATTCCAAGCTGCTCCCGAAACCATGCTACAAAAGGCTCCCTATCTGGTTGATACCGGTTCAAGGCATTCGGAGGAACGGCCACAAAAGAACCGTAATCCGCCAAATATACGTTCTGACCATTGCGGGTTAAAACCCTGCACGCCTCATCCGCTCCAGGCGGGAGATAGTGCTGCAAAGGGCTGGCAGGCTTGAGCCATCCCTGTCCCGTCAAGCCTTCAGACAAATGCCGGTATGTTCCAAACAGGGTATCATGGGTCACGCAAGGGGAATGCTGATCGAGCACATCACATAAAAACCGCAGCCCTTCAAAACAAAGGGCAGGTTTCATCGTGTTGTCACCAGCCCCCAGCGTTGCAGATATTTTGTGCAGATCAGTCGTTCCTGCTCCGTATGTTCGTGCAAATTGCAGCCGTTGGGAGAGCTCACCATGACATTGACCAGTTTGCCATTGGGCAATCGATCGTCGCCCTTAAACTTTACGGCGATACGGACCTGTTTGACGTTAAATGGTTTTTTGATGGGATCATTTTGGGAAAACCATTCTTGCGATACATCATAAACAGAACGCCGTTGTACGTCTTGGTACGCAACTTCTACCGTGACAAAGTTCTTTTCATCATAGGGTTTGAGCCGCATCAGGGTCACGCGCACATCTTCAATATTGTCGCTTGCCTCCACCTGATCCATCAAATTCTGTGGGGTTTTCAGGACATCAAGGTTATATTCCCGCAACGGCACATTCTTGGGATCATCAACGTCATGCCCAAGAAAAGCCTTCATGAAAGCCTTGGCAAGAACAGCGCGCGTATCTTTTTTAGGGGAGACGACTTCAATGATCCCCGTGGCAGGTTCATAAGTCAGTGCCAGTTCCTCGAGCGGACGAAAATAGAGAGTTTCGATATGATCGCCGTCTTCGTGCAGGGTTGGGACACTGGTTTCATGGCCTTCCTGGAAAATCATCAGCTGGATTAAATCAGCACGCTGTCCTTCTTGGTTCGAACGTGTACGCCGCAGAAATTCCAGCTTAAAACGGCGTTTTGTTTTAAAATGGTTTGCCAGTACCTCTTTGAAAATGCCTTTAGCAGCCATTTCGGTATCAACGGTTTTATCTTTGGGGCCGTTAAAGCCGCTCCATTGGCGTGTATTTCGTTTGACATCGAGATAGGCGAACTGCTCAGCCTCTGTAAAATGCTTTTCAGAATGACAAAATGCCCAGAGGCTGCGCCCCATTTCCCCTTTTTGCTGCTCGAATTCTTCATCATCGCAAAACAGCGCAGCAAGCGCAGTTTGCCCGATTTCATCATGCATGTCATGAATGCGCACAATAATTTCAATAAGATGAGAATCATCTTTTCCGAAAATCGCATCCACAAGCGTGTTCGCGTAGTCATGTCCTTTGCCGCGCCAAGAAAAATCCTCCGGCAATGCCAGATTATGGCCTTCTAAAAACGCCTTCAGCTGCTGCGGCAGGACACTCCGCACAAATTTCCTGATTTTCTTTTCCATAGGACCTCAATAAGCTTGCAATGATGGATATCGTACATTATTCTATAAAAATACAATCACAATGCAAGCACAACCATTGGTAGTTTTTATGGCACGTGGCGGCGCTCGCCCTAGGGCTGGCAGACCCAAAGGACAGGGGAAATTTGGGGTTGAAACAAAACCCGTTAGAATTCCAAGGGCCTTAGTGGATGAGGTAATCCAGTATGCAGCCCATAATGCCTATAAGTTGCCGCTGTATTCTTGTTCTGTTCCCGCAGGATCACCGTTTATGGCCGACGATCATGTAGAAGCGTACGTTCCCATTCACGAATATATCATTCCCCATCCTAGGACGAGTTTTCTCCTTCGTGTCTCCGGTGACTCCATGATCAAAGCGGGAATTTTCGATGGGGATTTGT